ATGCGTGGTCACGTCACTCCTGCCAGCATCCTGACCAACCAGCCACGGTCGCGGGGCATAAACCTTGTACTTGCCCGATTCATGCAGAATTCCGAATCGGTGATCGACGTGGTGTCCCGGCTTCTTGGCGTGATCCGGATAATTCGATAAATGCTGATACGCCACATTGATGTATTCACCGCGCAAAGCATGGGCGTGTGTGCGATTTCCGTTCTTCACCTGGACCACACATCCTGACTGATCGATCGGAGGTTTGAGGTGTTGACCACCGAACATCAGTCCATCCCAATCATCGGGAAGCTGGGATAGGAATGGTTCGAGACGTTCGGGGAATCGAGCGGGGAACACCGCGTCATCTTCAAGGATCAGAATGGACTCGATCCCGTCCTGGATTGCTTCTTGCAGAATGCGGATGTGTCCTTGATGGTTTCCCCAGGCGCCTTTGCCCGCTCGCCACCAAACCGGCGGTGGAACAACATGACCATCAATCGCACGGAATCGTTCCGGCAAATGAAACGGCCAGTCGCAAGATTGGATGTTGGCCTGAAACCTGCGCCAACGTTCCTTGCGTCTGTCGAGATTAATACAAACCACACGGTCAAATAAATCCTGCATGTTGTCCCCTATCAAACACTACCGCCCCCGGAGTTCCCGGAGCCCCCACTCCCCGATCCTGCGCCGCTGTCACAATGGCACCGATCCTCGATATCAAAGATCGTGGTGCTAACGGATTCGTAACCAGTGTCCAGTACCCGCAGCTGTTTGGTGCGCACGGCATGCGCAAAAGTGTAGATGACGGTATCGCCCGAAGTGATCGCCGACTCGACTGACAGGTTGGACCCGATTACCACGTCTACAAGGTCCGTCTTCGGCCTCTCCTCTGCAACGTGGTACAGGACGAACGTGTTGTCTTTCTCCGCGTATCCGACGCCTTCACTCTGCGCACCCGGTTGTAAGTACTCGCACAAAGGAATGCGTTGGGTTTTCGGGGTCAGGCCCTCACCCAGCAGATTGTCATCGAGATCTTCGACTTTGTATGTGAACGAGCATGTGGTATTGATGTCCCCCGGTGTGCCACCATCCACGGTGAGTTTTACCGGAAATAGATCGATTACATCGTGCAGCACCAGGTCAACCAGTGCCCAGACTTCGCCCGTGCCAGGTTCCTTCCACAGAATCTGTGCCGAACCACGAACGCATGAATTGAGTGACCTAGCTTCTCCATCAGTGATGTCTGCCCGTACATGCCACTCTTCGTTGACAAACAGTTTTACTGCGCAGACACCAGCCACGCAGCCGCTCGCAACCTGACCATCTTTCACCGGCTCCAACAGCACAGCGAATTTGCCGAAATGATCATCCAACGTAGGCACTTTCCCCACGATGGCTGGTTGGTTCTTGAAGCTGTCAATGTTGTCACTGGTCGTGAAGATGGGTGAATCGATACCCACGACACTGAATCGGTCAAGGTCCTGGCCGGTCGAATTCTTGATCGGGATAATCGTATTGCGGCGAATAGACGCTTGGGCTTTGCGTGCTATATCGCGTTGCCGCTGCTGGAAATCATTAGCAGCATCGATAAACGTGTTGAACGTCTGCGCGGGAATGCGCAGCGGATCGCGGGATTTTACTTTCTTCAGATAGTCGCCGGACATAGTTTCTTCCGAGGGTCAGATTCCTAGCAAACTGAAATCCCCGTCCTCATATACCTTTTCGACATAAGCAGCGATCGGCTTCTTGATGAGCACCTTTGCCGTCATGTCCTCGGAATCCTGATATCGCACCCAGAGGTATTCCCATCCATTCTTATTGATCCCGGCAATGTCGCCAACCTGCAGTCCAGTCTTATTCGGGCTGCCTGCAAACCGAAACGACACTTCCCAGTCATCTTCACCGCGTTTGCTGCCTGATGCCCCGAGAAACAGACATTCGCCGGCAGCCAGGCCACGGAACAATGCGTTGTTGACTGTACCGGTCAGATTGAAGAGCTGAACGCGATACGCCAGCGTGACCACAGCATCAGCCAGGTAATGCGTCTCGCCGAAGTTGTAGACTGGAACCGTGATGTCCACGCCTTCAACGTTGTCGTGGGTAACGCCGATGGCACCTTTGAAATCCGGAGCGGTAAAGCCCGGCGCAGCATGCGTTGACACTGTGGACAGGCTCTGGGTGATGTGTTGCATCCCACCGCCGGTATCGAAGCTAAACACCGATTCGCCAGTCTCGGGCGCTTGTCCGTCCGGCGAGGTGTAACGCACCGTACCGAGATAGGCATCGAGCCCTTCAAGTTCCTCGACCTCGGTATCATCACGCGCCAGGCCATCGTGCAGCAACGGTGAATTGGCAAGCAACTCATCACGCGCCGTTGCATCGTCCGTCGTACCGCGAATGAGATATAGCAATTCAGCGTTTTCATCGCTGAGTCGCCTGCCATATCTTTCTTGAACCGTAACGGGCATTTACTCTTGATTCCTGGAACTATGCGAACGCAAACTGACCCTCGAGGATCGCTCGTTCGATACGCTTGGTGTTGCGCGCCGTGTCCTCCGCCGCCTTCGCGATGCGCTCGTCTGTATTACCGCCCGCCTGCAATGCCTGAATCGCGGCAGCGTTGAATGTGCCGCGCACACCGACGTTTTCTGCCTCCTTGTCGATCGTGTCGCCGAGCCCATCCAACGCGCGCCGCGCCTTCTCAATAAGGTCGTTCGGGCTTTCCAATCGACCGGGGCCACCGCCTTCCTCTGCGGCAATGCGCCTCTGACGTGCCGCTTCAAGTGCAGCGAGCCATTCCTGGCGCGCCTGTTCAAGTGCTACTTCGGATTCTCGGCGCTGGTTCGCGGCCTCGTCGTCCAGTCGATTGCGCGATTCGTCGTATTCGCGGCCGATCAAACCCAACGTCTGTTCGTGGACCGCCGCCTCCTGCTTGCGCTTTAGATCTCGCTCGCGCTCGACCGCGCTGATGGCGGCGTCCTTTTCCTGCTGGATGCGATTCAGATCGGCGCGCTGCTGCTGCTCGGACAGTCGCTTCGCTTCTTCGGCGTCAAAGTCGCTGTCAACGATGCCGTGTACATCATGGATGCGCCGCTCTACCCATCCGACCACTTTGCGCCAGGTACTGGCCACACCCGAGGCGAAGCTGTGCCAGAGTTTCTTGAAGAAGGCAACAGTCTCGATCCAGGCGACCTGCATTCCGTGCCAGGCCATCTCTCCAGCGGCGAGCAGTCCGAAAAACGCCTTGTTACCGATGTCGATGAAGAAGTGCTTAAACTTCAGCCACGCGGCTTTGAGGACGTTGATCCCTTTTTGGAATTCCATCTTGAGCGTCAACCAGAGAATCTTTGCCGCCAGGCTAATGTCACCGGCCGCCAATGCATCACCGATACCGCGCCATGCAGCCAGCGCCGTATCTTTTAGTCCTTGGAATCGATCGCCAAGCCAATCCAGCGCCTTTGCGCTTACGTCCGTCGCTTGAATCATGAACGCGCCCAGCGCCGCCATCGCCGCGATAACCAGTCCGATCGGGGATACCACAAACGCGATCGTCGCCGCCAGCAGTTTGAAGACGGCGACCACCGTTGTGACAACAGTGATCAGTAGACCGATCGCCGAGCCGAGACCGGAGATAGTCGTGCCCAGCGCCACCAGTGCGATACCTGCGGCCATGACAATCGCGCCGATCTTGAGCACGGTGACGATCAACTGGCGATTCTGCTTGATCCAGGCGCTGACCTTGGTCGCGACCGCCGTGATCTTCTCAGCGATCATCTGCAGGGTCGGCGCAAGCGCTGCGCCGACATTAAACACCCCCATCTTAATCACTTTCCAAAGTGCATCGAGCGCATCGGTGAACTCCTCGGCAGATTCGGCATCTTCCTTGCTCATCGTCAGGCCGAGTTCCCGCGCCCTTTCCTGCAATTGCTCTATGCCCTTGGCGCCTGCGGCGAACATCGGTAGTAGGTTGGTACCGGTGCGGCCGAACAGACTCATGGCGATGGCCGCACGCTTGGTTGGGTCTTCGACCTTGCCGATACGGTCTGCCAGCAACTTGAACTGATGTTCGGGTGACAGACCGTCGAGGTCTTCGAATTTCAAACCCAGTTCATCCAGTGCATCGGTCTGTGTGGACAAGCCGCGCCCGGCGTCGAAAATCGAGCGCTGCATCTTGCGAAACGCCATCTCCAGCGACTCGAATTCCGTCCCGGTCTGCGATGCGACGAAGCGAAGTTCACTGAGAGTCTCTACGCTCAGGCCCGTGCGCTTGGCCATCTTCGCCACCTGATCGCCGTAGCTACTAAAGAACTTCGCCGATGCGGCAAGTGGCGCAAGGATCGCCGCGCCAAGCCCGATGACCTTCAGGCCAAGGTTGCGGATACCCTGGCCGAAGGCCTTGAGCTTTTTCTCGGCGGCGCGGAGTCCCCGCACCAGTTTGCTGTCATCGGCGAACAGTTCGACGAAGGCGCGACCTGCTCGGATGCCCCCGGAAGTTGATCCGGCTGAAGGCATAAATCAGCGCTCTTTCTTCCGGGGTTAGGCAGCGGCTGCGACAGTGCTGTTGCTCGACGTGATCGATTCAGCGTTAACCGCTTCGATAACAAGAGGCAGAGGCACGTTGGAACCCGACTTTTTAACCAGGTCACGTGCATCATTGGGCATTGCAGATTTGAGCGATTCGCGTACCGTCAGGTCCGTGAAATCCAACACACCACCGTTGGCCACCGCCGTCGCCTTGATCGCGCGCGCTAGGTCCTGGCCGGCCCGATCCATTTTCTGCCGGCGCGACGCTTCCCTGATCCAACCTGCGACTCCCGGCAATAATCCTCCGGCGATCAGTACGACGGCATTCCACGGAGGCGGCAAGAACGGCGCGGCCGTCTGAATGCCCGCAGCAATTGAGGCATCGGGGTTGTCTGTGCCACCGGCCACCTGTCCTTCAAGGTTCGCCTTGTATGCTGCGACAAGGCGCTCCAATTCGGCGATCTTTTTCTCGGCCGCAATACGACCGGGGTCGCCGGCCGGCAGCAACGCCAGGTCCGCGCGGCCCTGCTTGAGCTGCTGCTCAATCTGAGCAACTTGCTCTGGTGTAACACCAGGTACACCTTGGCACGCGGGGATAGCCGCGATGGCAGCGATGAGCACAATGATTGCGATGGTCTTTCTCGACATTAAGTCTGACTCCTTTCGGAATTGGGGGTTGCAGGTGTGTTTGACCAACGGGTAAACGCCGTCCGCAGGAGACTGATGTTCTCCGACGTTACCTCAATGACATCTCGGCCCCCGGATGCAGCTCTTCGATCGCGCGATCGCTGCGGGGGTTCCGGGGGATACGGGTTGAAATCTTCAAGTGTGAATGGCCGGTGCTTCTTCGGATCGCGATGAATGTTTGCGAGCAAGGTGCAGATCAATGAGGTGTGTGCCCACCGTTCGCGCCCGAGTCCCTCGGCCATCCACAGCAGTTGCCGTAGGGTTAATCCTCGGAGTTCGTCTGGTCCGATGCCGAGGCTTCCGGCGATTTGCCAGACGTCACGCCAGCGATCGTCTCGTCCACAATCTTCCGAGGGTCGATCTGGTCGATCCGCGTCTCGACGGCCTCGATCGCTGCATCGATCATGGCCATCTGTTTCGCGACCGCTTTGGCCCGATCGTTGCGGCCGCGCGATCGGAAAAAATCGATCATCTCCTCGTAGAACGCTTTCTGCGCCGCTAGGAGGGTTTCCCCATCGAATGCAGCCTGTACGTCCTCGGCGGTGACCTCATTCTTCTCAAACTGCGATTCGAGCATGGCGCAGAGCACTTCGCCCAGCAGCATTTCATCCGTGCCGAGCCGCGTGAGTAACGGCGGATCACCGGCTTCGGGCTGGAGCAGATCGATATCGAGTTTGGCCTTGACCGCCATGGCAGTTCCGAGGGTCAGCGTGATTGACCATGTCCGCCCGCCCGCATCGGTGAATGTTTTCATGTGGTGCTTCCTTATTAATAAGGATGTGTGGTTGAAGCTTATTCCGGGAGCGAAGCCTTCCGGGGCCGGGGGCGGGGGTTAGGCGACCTCGACCCACTGGTCGAATTCGGCGAGTTTGGCGGTCACGCTGACCATTACCGCTTCCTCGAGCGGCTCGTTTCGGCTGAAATTGGTGATCGAGAAGTCACCGAGCGGCCCCTCCGTTCCGCTGGTGGCCTTTTCGCCAGTCAGCACTGCCAGGCGCAGCGTGTCGGAACTGAGGTAAGCCGTCTTGATGGCCTCAAAACCGGCGTCGCCTGGTTTCCAGAGCATCTCAAACTCTGCGGTACATTCCCGCAGCGTCGGCGCGGTGGCGCGCCAGCCCTGGTTGGCACGGGTGGTGACATCCGCTTCACCTGCTTCGAGTGTCAGGGACACGTCTTTGACGTTGTCCATTTCGGTCAGGTCGACAAGCGCTGCGCCTGCCGCGCCCTGATAAATCTTTGCGTTCATGCCCAGGAGAAATGTCTGTGGCATTGGATAGCCTTGTATGTTCAAAGGGGTGAATGGAAGTATGTTGATGCACGGTGTTGCGAGGCTTCGACGCAGTGAGCGTAGCGAACGGAGTCGAACCCTCGCGGCGGATCGTTGGCCGGTCGCGTGATCGTTGGAGCCTGGGCCCGCGTGGCCGTCACGGAGCTTGATCCCGGCCGGCCTCTTGGATGTCGCCCGAACAGTCGCTTGGGCCGCTGACCTGACTTATCCACAGGCCAAGCCCGCATTTGCAAGGAAGGGTCGCAACCATGTCCGAAGGATCGCTTCTCACCGCCGGCATCGACGTCGCCAAAGCCCAGCTTGACCTGGGGCTCGGTGATGGGTCGGTGCAATCGTTCGCCAATGACCCCGACGGCTGCGAAGCCGTGCGGGATCGGCTGGTCCAACTCAACCCCAGGGTCATCGTGATCGAAGCCACCGGCGGCTACGAACGGTCGATCGTCGCTGAACTGGCCGCGGCTGGTCTGCCCGTGGTCGTGGTCAATCCCCGCCAGGTGCGCGACTTCGCCCGCGCCACCGGACGCCTGGCCAAGACCGACAAGATCGACGCGCTGGTGCTGGCGAAGTTCGGGGCCGTCATCGAGCCGCAGCAGCGGGCTTTGCCGGATGAAAAGGCCATGGCCATGCGGGAACTGCTGGCCCGACGCCGGCAGGTCGTCAACATGATCACCGCTGAGACCAACCGTCTGAAGCAGGCCCGAACCGATCGGGTTCGCCATAGCGTGCAGCAGGTGATCGACCTGCTCAAGCAGCAACTCGATGCGATCAACGACGACCTCGACGGCCAGATCCAGTCCAACCCCGAATTGGCCGAACGCAACGCGGTGCTGCGCGACGTGGCCGGCATCGGCCCGGCCACCGCCCGCACGCTGCTGTTGGAACTGCCCGAGTTGGGCGCCTGCTCGCGCCAGCAGATCGCGGCCCTGGTCGGACTGGCCCCGATCAACCGCGACTCGGGGACCATGCGTGGCAAACGCACCACCTGGGGCGGCCGCGCCTCGGTGCGGTCGGCATTGTACCTGGCGGCATTGACCGCCAGTCGGCATCACCCGACGATCCGAGCGTACTACCGACGCCTGCGCGAAGCCGGCAAATGCGCCAAGCTCGCGCTGACCGCCGCCGCTCGAAAGCTGCTGACGATCCTCAACGCGCTGGTACGCGACCAGATCGTCATCCCTCAGAATGTGAAACTTAAACCTTGACATTCAACACAGTCGCTCCTTGCTATGTTTAATTCTGAAGGAATTACTTCCGGGCAGCTTCGGTTGTTCCTTTTCCAGCGCCGGGTTCATGAACGGCCGCTGCCGGATGCGCGCTCTTTTGCGCTTGCCTCTGTAAGAAATCGTCGCTGAACCTCCGTGTTCAAGCAGACTGGGCGCTTCACCTCGCCCCTTTTGCGTCAGCTGCACCGGCCCAATCACGACGGACCTTTGCTGCGGCTCGTAACCAAAGAAGATGAACTTCTTCAGCAGGCCGGTGTGACTACTCGGCGGTTGGCCTGGTCGCGACGGTTTCTTGCGTTTGCGAATACTCTGGCGAGCCGTCCGTCGCACGAACGCGCCGAAGCGACTCAATACCCGACGCGTCGTGCGGTCAACCTTGCCTCTGACTGCCCTCCTGTCGAAGAACATTTTCTTGATGTCGAAACCGACCATGTTTGCTTCCGGGTCCTTCCCTACTTCCGGCATGGGGTTATTTCAATGCGCGATAGGTGACGGTCAGGACACTGGTGAACACGCGCTGCTCGGCCAGATGGTCGCGGGCATAGACCGGTTCGTTATCGATGGTTACCCATGAGGCGTACTGAGCCTGGCTAAGCGTTCGCTTACGCAGGTAGTCGCAGATTTCGTCGACGAGTGAGCTCAATGTTTCCACATCGGTATCCACCTGCTTGCCGACACGTTTTTGGATGCCGATGTCGATTGCGATCTCGTACTGGCTCGCGGCGCGCGTGCTACCGGTGATCTGCAGCGACCGAGGTACG